TAAATACACAAAACCAAATTTTAACGAAATAAATAACACTAACCAAGCTGGTAAAATAGCTCAAATTAATAAGCTTAAAGCTGATTTGGAAAGAACTAAATTAGTTATTGCTTCAAAACAAAAAGAAGTATCACAAGCGGCTAAAGAAGAAGCTAAAAAGATTAAAGAACAAATTAAAAAATTAGAACAAGAAGTTAAAGATTCAAAAATTAAATTAGAAGCTGATTTTGTCGGCCCCGATAAAGCCGAGTTAATGGCTAAGGCTATTGTTTCTTATATTAAAAACTCAAAACGAACTGGTGGGTTTGATTTAGAAGCTTTATTAAGAGTTAAAGACCCTGAGAAACTAAAAGAATTTTTTAAAGAAAGTTTCCCCCATTTAAAACAAAATGAACTCGATGAGTTAACTAAAAATTTAGCTAACGTAATGTCGACGATTACGTCTGGTAGGTTAGTTGAAAGAATTAAACTAAACGAATCTTTTGAAACTACAATTAAAGGTCAAAAAGTTAGATTAGATGAACTTTACGAGAATAATGTAGATTTATTATATAATGACTATTCTCACGAAATGGCTGGTTGGTCGGCTATGGCAGAAAGAGTTGGTATTAAAAGTAGGGACGAATGGAACTCTTATAAAAACGCATTAATTACCGATATTGAAAAATCTTATTCGAAAGATTTAGTAAATAAACAAGGTGTTAAAAGATGGTATACTGAAAGAAGATTAGAAGAAGAAATTTCAACACTAGACAGTGTATTTCAAAATTTAATGGGCAGAAGCGGAGAGGCTCAAACAGCATGGGCAGAAGCTGGTAGAACTTTAAGAAGATATAATTTTATTAGAGTATTAAACCAAGTAGGTATTGCTTCAATTCCTGAGTTAGGAAATATTATTTCTGCAACTGGCATTAAAGCTTTTGTTCAAAATATTCCTGAATTTAAAAATGCTTTAAGAAGTATGAGGTCTGGTGCGTTAGACGACGAATTTTTTAAAGAATTAAAATATATTGGTTATGATGGTTTTGGTGAGGATTATTTACGCAGAATAACTCACGCTACAGAGCAATTAGACCAAGGAACTGCAATTAATGCCATACAAAGTTCTGGTAAATTAAATAATTTTTTAACAACTGGTGAAAAAATCACAAGTTGGACTTCTGGTCTAACAATTGTAGATACTACGTTGAGAAGAATAGCAACACGAGCTTTCATTGATAAGTTTGCTGATGACCTAATAAAATTAAAAGCAAGTAATTTTAATTTTAATGGAGTCAATTTAAACAGATATAAAGTTTTAGGATTTAGTGAGGCCGAGCTTAAAAAGTTTGCTAATGAATTTTCAAACGGAGCAGTAACTACCGAAGCAACTTACTGGGGTAGAAAAGTTAAATCATTTAATTTTGCTAACTGGAAAGACCACGAATTACTAACTACTTTTGCACACAGATTAAATAGACACGTTAAGCGTACTGTTCAATATAATTTTATTGGAGATAGTTCACAATTTTTCTCTGATAATACATTAGGTAAAATGTTGGGGCAGTTTAGACAGTTTTCTATCGTAGCTTGGAATAAACAATTTTTACACAATGTAGCGATGAACGATTTTAGAACTTACTCTAATTTTACTACAACAATGTTTGTTGCCGCCTTAGCTTATATGGGTCAAACACACTTTAACTCTATGGGAATGGGTGCAAGACAAAAAGCCGAATACCTTGAAAAAAGACTTGGATCAAAAGGGGATTATTCAAAAATAGGATTAGCCGCATTTCAAAGAACTGGTTGGTCATCTGTAATGCCAGCATTTGCAGATATAGCTACAAGTGCTTTAGCTCCAAATTATAGATTTAACACTAGAACAAGTGGGTTAGAAGTTAATTTATGGAGCGGTAATCCTACAATAAGTTTATTAGGTGATGTGCGAGACGTTGGTTTGTCTTTCTTAAAATCAGTTAGAAGTGATTATAGTTTTTCAAAAGTAGATTTGAGACGTCTTACTCATTTATTTGCTTGGAATAATTCATACGGAATTTCTAATCTTTTACATCATTTAATAGATAACAGCCCGTTACCAGATACGGGTAAAGAAAATTTATTTTAACAAACAACAAAAATATAAATGTCATTTGCAATTAATAATTATACAGGAAATGGGAGTACAACTACATTTTCAGTTACGTTTCCGTACATAACTCAAAGCCATGTACAAGTACGACTTGATAACGTATTAAAAACTTTAGGTGTTGATTATACATTCCCAACATCTTCAACTATTCAATTTACAACTGCACCAGCAAACGGTGTAAACATAAATTTTAAAAGATCATCTAATCAATCTGCTAGATTAGTAGACTTCCAAGACGGTTCTACAATTACTGAGTCAATTTTAGATCAAGACAGTAACCAAATGTTTTTCATGTCTCAGGAAGCTATTGACTCTACAGCAGGGGTTATGGCTCTTGATGGTGATAACAAGTGGGACGCAACATCTAGAATAATTAAAAACTTAGCATCACCAGTAAACGACAATGATGCAGTTAATAAAGCATTTATAACTACAAATTTACCAGCAATTAATACTGTAAATACAAATATAGCTTCTGTTGCAACAGTAGCTTCCAATATTGCAAATGTTAATGCTGTAAACTCTAATAGTACAAATATAAATTCAGTAGCATCTAATTCTGCAAATATTAATTCAGCAGTTTCAAATGCTACAAATATAAATGCAGTAGTTGCTAATTCAGTAAATATAAATACTGCCGCAGGTGCAAATGCAAACATTACTGCTGTAGCTTCGCAAATTACCCCAACTAATAAGATTGGAACACTTGCTGGATTAACTACACAAATTACAGGTGTTTATAATATTGCAAACGCAATAACTACTGTAGCTAATAATTCAGTAGATGTTCAAGCTCTAGCTGACGAAATTCAAAAAGTTATAACTGTTGCTGATGACCTTCAAGAAGCAGTTTCAGAAATTGACACAGTATCAAATAACATAAACATAATTAATACTGTTGGTAATAATATTAATGCAGTTACTACAGTTTCAGGAAATTTAGTTGGAATTAATAGTTTTAACGAAAGATACAGAATATCTGCAACAGCACCTACAACTTCATTAGATATTGGAGATTTATGGTACGACAGTGCTAATAATAATTTAAGAGTTTATACTGCTAATGGTTGGCAAATAGCTTCAGATTATATTGAAAATTTAGTTAATGATTATAGATACGATATTACTGGCACTCCTTCTTATGTAGAAGGTGCTTCTAACAATGCAAATTCCGCAGTATTTGATTATGCGGAAAACAGTTTAGTAAACGTATTTGTTAATGGTCTTAGAATTATTCCAACAGAGGATTATACTTTAAGTAAAAATAATAATGTCGCTAGAGTTACTTTTGTTTCTCCTTTAATAAATGGAGATGTTGTTTACATACAAGTATTTAGAAAATTACAAACAGTAGAAGAACAAACACTTCAAGGTTATGTATCAACTACATTAGGTTATAAAAATACTACAGAAGGATTTAAAAATACTACTGAAGGGTTTAAAAATTCAGCACAAACTTCAGCAACTAATAGTGCAAACTCTGCAACAGCAAGTGCTAACTCTGCAACTGCTTCTCAGAACTCTGCAACTGCTAGTGCTTCAAGTGCCGCTTCAAGTTTACAATCTTTAAATAGTTTTAATGCGGCTTATACTTATTCAAATATACCACCAAACAACCCTGCAAATGGTTCTATTTGGTTTGACACCTCAAATACAAGATTAAAAGTTTATGTTTCTGAAAATAATACTGGTTGGGTAAACGTAGGTACTTATGTTGAAGGGTTATTAACTAATTATACTTATATAGCAACACAGAATCAGACTGTATTTAATGGTGCTGATACTAGCAGTCCATCAAAAACTTTAGCTTTTAACGCAACAGGAAACGTATTTGTATTTGTAAACGGAATTAGAATTACACCAATTACTGACTATACATTATCTGCTGGTAATACTTGTACATTATTAGAAGCGGCTAATACTGGTGATGTTATTTACATTGAAGTTATCCAAAAGATTTCTTTAACAGAAGAACAGTTATTACAAAGTTATGTTGCTTCAGCTTTAGCAGATAAAAATACTGCAACTACTCAGGCTGGAATATCAACTACACAAGCTGGAATATCAACTACAAAAGCAGGTGAAGCAAGTGCAAGTGCCGCTTCAGCTTTAACTTCAAAAAATAATGCCGCAACTTCTGAAGCAAACGCATTAAGTTATAGAAATACTGCTGAAAACCATAAAAATGATGCTCAGACTGCGAAGGTTGCCGCAGAAGCCGCCGCCGCATTAGCAACAGTTGGTGGTGGTGCGTTTAAAATATCTGCAAACGACACAACTGCAAACGTATTTAATTTAAAAGTAAGTGTAGGAAACGGAATTACTAAGACGTTAAATAATGCTAATGGAAATGAGAGTGTAACTCTTTCATTACCATTTACAGAAACAGTAATAACACCAACAAATGGTCAAACTGTATTTAACACAGCTTATGTAGTGAACTTTGTTCAGGTTTATGTGAACGGAGTTAAATTAATAAAGGGAGTAGATTTTACCGCAACTGACGGAACAACAATAACATTAAGTGATGCTCTGTTGTCTAATGACGTAGTTGAGATTGTTAAATTTGCTTAATAACTAAAACAAAAAAGGAAAAATAAATAAATGACAAAAGCAAGAAACCTATCAAAAATTATAGATGGTTCTGGCAATTTAGTTGTACCTAATGCTGGTGGCAACGCTCGTAGTTTAGGTATGGTTAAAGCTGATGGAACTCCTATTGATGCTTTAGATAGAGCAACAACAAGTGCAACAGTAATTAATACAGGAACACCTTATGCTGGTTATCTATCTGCTGGTATTGCGGCAAATGCTAATAACGCATTAGACGTAGACGCAACATATAATACTACTGCTGTGGCAGGACAGTACGAAAATGCAAGTGGTACAGTATTAAACCAACCGATTAATTTAAAAAAACCACGAAACGGCGATTGGTGGAACTGGTCTAGTTATGGATTTTCAGGAATACCAACTTCAAACTGTCAGAACGATGGTGCTTACGATGGTGCTGGTGGTTACTCATCTTCATTCCAACCAGTAAGTGTTGATAATATATTTAGCGGTTGGTCGTCAACTGATGAATTAGGCGGAACTTATCAATCAAGAACAGTTCAAAACTGTAATTGTGGAAGTTTCAACTGTAGAACAAACTGTAACTGTAATTGTGCGTGTGCTTGTCACTGTGCTTGTGGAAACGGATAATTAGGAGAAAATAATGAAAATAACTTATACAATAGATAATACATCTCAAATGGCTTCATTAGAATTAACTGTTAATGGGTTAAAAAAATATTTACAATCTCCTTCAAGATTAATTTCTGAAGGAAATAATATTTATATAACTTTAGATAAAGAAAATAATTTAGCTCAACCAATATTTAAGATGATTGAAACTAACCCAACTAAAATGGGTGGTGTTGAATTTATTAAATATAAATCTAGCCAAATAATTGGTCAAATCTACATACCATTTAAAGATAGTTCTGATGATGAGTATGCAATTAGATTAAATATTAAAGAAGAAGATGTTTCTAGATTTTTAGAGTTAGCACCAAATGCTACTGAAGTAGAAAATACTGAAGAAGCGTTTAAAGAATTTTATTATGCTAATTCTCCAAGATTAAAAGTAGTTAATACTTCTAATGCAGGAGAGTGGACTAAAATTAAAGTTCAGTTAACTTTAAATGGAAATAACGTATCTAAAAGTAATGTGAGAATATTTGCTAAATCAGCAAGTGGTTATATCGCTAATAGAGAAGTTTATACTGATGCTAATGGCATTGCTGAATTTAAAGTATTACCTTACGGACTGGAACAGGGAGAAAGTATGAAAGCTGAATTTGGCTTTAAATATGTTTCTAACATTGTTTCAAAAGATGTTCAGGCATAAAGACGTACCGAATAATCAAACATTTTATAATTACATAAAATCTAAAACAGATTGGGAACAAGCTGTTAATTCTCTTAAAAGAGATAAAGATGAAGATTTAGATTTAAGAATTAATCTTAAATTTGATGCTGATAAAGTTTTAGAAGAATTAATAAGTTTATATAAAACTGTTGGTGCTATTAATTGGCAATCACAGGATAGTATTCAATTATATGGTTTAAGTCTTACTTATAATCCCAATAATTCTAAAGATTTGTGGAAAAGGGGTTCTTTTGGACACCATAGATATAAAGTTTATAGTTCACACGATTATTATGAAGCTGTGATGAACGATAAGAATAATCATTTAAAAGATGATTACTTAGATAGTCTTTCATTCAATACTTTATTACCAGAAGTTAAGACAAAACCAAATCTTTATAAATTATTAAATAGTTTTAATTTTCCAGTTATTAGAGTTACTGCAAGAACTATAAATGGGTTATTAGTAAATCCAACAAAAACAAATAGTGGTGGTTGGCATACTGATGACTGCCCATTTGAAGTATTAAGAATAAATATTTCATTATCTAATAACGGAAATTTTGGTTTAGAATATAAAGATAAGAAAGTTATACGCACACAAGGGGGAGATAATTTAGTAGTTAATACTGACAAATTACACAGAGCATATAATGAAGGAAGCTGTAATTTTCAAAGAACTAATTTAATTATTGGTTTAGCTACTTGGTTAAATTACGACATAACGGATAATTCATATTCGTTAAATCATCATTATGGGAAAACACACCCATACGATTTAGCAAAACAAAACTTATTAAGTTTTAACTAACCCCTAACTAAAAGCATATATGAGTAGCTCACAAGAGTATAACTTTGCTTCTTGGAAGAAAAAAGAACCAGAGATAATTAAAGTTTACGATACAAGTAATCCACCAGAATACAAATTACATCTTCAATATCCAAAAGGTTGGAGATACTTAATGTACAAACCACATACCTCTGAACTTACAGAGAATGGAATAGCTGTATCGTTAGAGAGTATAAACATGGATTATACTAAAGGACACTTTCACGAGTGGATTCCTAACTCGCCAAGTAACCCTGCAAAAAAATCTGATAAGCCAAATAATGTAAAAATTCAGATGGGTTTAAAATGTAATTACTCTTGCAGTTATTGTAACCAAGCTCAATTTGTACCTAATTCATTTCAAGGAAATCCTGCTGAAGCACAAAAGTTTTTAGATGAACTAGATACTTGGTTTAAAGGAGATGGCAATAAAACTCGTTGGGAATTTTGGGGTGGAGAACCATTAGTTTATATAAAAGTTTTAAAAGTATTAGCTGAGGGTTTAAGAAAGAAATTTCCTAAAGCAGAATTTAATATTATCACTAACGCATCAATGCTCACTCCTGAGATTGTTGATTGGTTAGACAGTTTAGATTTTCAACTAGGTATATCTCACGATGGTGCTGTTTATAGAGACCAAAGAGGAGAAGATATACTTACTGTACCTAAAACTTTAGAAGCAGTTAAATATGCTTATAATAAACTATTTCCAAAAGGCAGAATAGGTTTCAACTGCGTTCTTACAGTTAAAAATTACTCATTACATAAAGTTAGAGAATACATCGCAGAAAAAATGGGATTAGAACCATTTAATATCCCACTAACAACAGAGGAAATAATGCTTCCTTATGATGCTGGTGGAATGATGTTATCGCCAACATTACCTGAAGAACAAAAGGAAATGAAAGAAGTTTTATTTGAAGAAGCGGCTTTTGGTAAAACATTAGGTGTATCTACAGTATTTGATAAATTAGATGACTTCTTTAATTCTATAAGCACACGCAGACCATTTACAGTATTTGGTCAAAAGTGCGGAATGGATAATCCAAATATTCTTGCAGTAGATTTAAAAGGCAACACAATGACTTGCCAGAATGTCAATGCGAATCTTCCAAACCACAACACAGGAACTTACAAAGATATTAAAGCTATTGAGATGACTTTAGTTCATCACTTCAGAACTAGAAGTGAGTGCGTAAGATGTCCAGTAGTTCAATTATGTAAAGGTGCGTGTTTGTTTTTAGAGAATGAATATTGGACTAAAGCATGTGATGTTTCTTATAATTATAACGTAGCAATGCTCGGTGCGGCTTTATACAGACTTACTGGTGGAATTTTACGTTTCATAGAAGGAACTCCTAGACGAGATAATATGCACGACAAAATTGAAATCATATCTCAAGACTTCATAGA